GAATTTGTGAATATCCGTGAGAGCTCGGCAAAAATGAGCGTAAGCAGAATGGCAAGCCTTATAGAGTACGTAACCAGTTGGGGCGTACAAAACAGGGTTAAATTTAACGACAGATGGGGATTTTACGGACGATGAAAGATGTTGATTGGAACTGGATTGCGTATTTAGTTTTTACCGCATTTATTTTTGGGTTGTTTAATGGTGGTCAAGGATGATTTGGACTCATTATTTTGCGGTATTGGCAGCGCTATCACTTACGCCCGTTTTTGTGTTGGTCTGGGCGTTATTTTTTGTCCACGGAAAACACACAAGTAAGATTTTTATTTACTGTCTCACCGGTTGTGTATTAGGGGGCTTGATGTGGATTGCGTTAGGTGTTGGATTGGGTTTGACGGTGATTTTGGAGGGACGATGAGTAATCCCAAAACTAAAGCCCTCAAGCCTAAAAAATGCAAGTCATGCGGCATAGAGTTTATCCCGCAAAACTCTCTCCAAAAAGTCTGCTCACCTAAATGCGCACTTGATTTAACCCGTCAAAATGCGCAGAAAGAGCGAGATAAGGCGGAAAAGAAAAGACTGAGCGAACGTAAAGCTAAATTAAAAAGTCGCTCAGAATGGCTAAAAGAGGCGCAGGCGGCATTTAATAAATTTATCCGGTTACGGGATAAAGACCAACCCTGTATCAGTTGCGGTCGGTATCATCAAGGTAAGTATGATGCGGGGCATTATCGGAGCGTTGGAGCTTGCCCGGAATTAAGATTTTGCGAAATTAACTGTTTTAAGCAGTGCGTACCATGCAATCAGCATAAAAGCGGTAATGTCATTGAGTACCGAATTAATCTTGTGAATCGTATTGGTGCAGACAAGGTGGCTTGGTTAGAACGGCAAGACCACGAGCCGAAAAAGTACACCATCGAAGATTGCAAGGCGATTATTAAGTATTACAAAGCAAAAATTAAAGAGTTAGAGGTATGAATGCGCAAATTTAGCGAGCTTGAACTGACCGAGGAACAGGAAGAATTTGTTGATAAGCACATGTATCCATGGGGTGCGTGGATTAGATTGGGTAGATTAGACAAGCCTCAGTTTAATATCATCGCTAAACTGATGAAAAGCGTGATTCCGGCGGAACCAAGCGAACCGGTTTGCAGCGATGAAGTCGGCATGATGATTAGTGAGATTATCGAGCAATTCTTCTTCAAGAACGACCGCACTTTACACTATATCGTGTTCTCGTATTACGTAAACAAAAACACGATAAATCGCATAGCCGTTAAACTGCGTGAAAACTGTGGAGAGATGAAAATGCAGCCGTGTGCCGGTAAGTCAGATATTCGCATTCCGAGCCTTAAAACTGTGAAAAGGAACGTTGAAAAAGAATTGAAATTGGCAAAAGCTATAATTCACGAACTGCTTGTAACTGGTTTCGTTATTCTTCGAACTGGACGACAAAATGCAAAAAGTATCAAAATTATATATTGACAAACCTTGTCATCTTGTCCTATTATTTGAATATATGGTGGTCGTCGTGTAAGTGATGTTCACCGATGAAATTAATGGATGTGGATTTAAACAAACCCTGACTGGTAACAGTTGGGGTTTTTTATTGCCTCGAGAAAAGCGGGGTGGGGTATGGCAAAAATGCAAGTGTTTAAGGATATGCCGATTGAGTCTCAAGTCCTTGGTTGGGTTACAGGATTTATCGGTGCGCTCACATTGTCCGAATGGGCTGTGTTGATAGGTATTATTGTGACGGTTTGCGGATATTGGCGGGAATCAAGATATAAAAAACGTATGCTGGAGCTTGAAGAAATTCGAGCGGGAATCCGCGACAAAAACGGGAATCTGATTAATGAACAAAACAGTTAAAAAAACGTTAGCCGGCGCGGTGTGTTTGGTAAGTGTCATTGTAGGCAAAGTTTATTCCGATCATGCTGATGATCTTGTTATTAGTAAACAAGGCGCAGAAATTATCGGCAATGAAGAAGGTTGTCGCCGTGATCCTTACCGTTGTTCAGCTCATGTTTTAACTTACGGTATTGGCGCAGCTGTTACTGGCGGGACAATGATTCTTGAAAATAAGCGCTACACCGATGAAGAAATAGCGGAGCAATATGCCAAAGATCTCAAGAAAGCAGGTGATTGCATCATGCTTTACTTTAACGGTGCCGACATGAATCAAAATCAGATTGACGCCCTGGGGTCTGTGGTACACAACCTAGGGTGCGGTGGCGCTCGTTACTACTACGACAAAAAATCGGGTAAGCGGCTTAAAACTCAGTTATACAAAGCGGCTTTAGATAAAGACTTTATGCGTATGTGTAACACATTTACGAATTATGCCAGCGTAAACGGAAAGCCACACCCGTCAATCATGAAGCGCAGAATAAGAGAGCGTGATTTATGTTTAACCCCGGTGAACAATTAATTAAGCGGATTAAGTTTGGTGTGATATGTGTTGGTGTCGTTGCGGTTTTGTGCCTGCTCGGCGTTTTGCGGTACCAGTATAACACTATTATTGACTTAAGAGCCGACAACAAAGAGCAGGCGCAAGCGTTGTCTCAAAAAGAAAAAGAGATAACATGGCTAAAAGACGAAGCGGCTGAAAATCAGCGCATCATGTTAGAACTGTCAAAGGCTGAAGCAGAAGCACGGAGCGAATCAGATGAAGTTATTAAATCAATCCCACAAGATGCTAAACAAAGCCATCCTTATAATGCTTCCGCTCCTCGTAATGTTATTGAGTTCTTGCGCAGGTAAACCACAAGCTACCGGTTGTCCTGTATTGCCGCCTGCTTATGTGGCTCACTTGGATAAGACAGGATTTAACGGCAACACTTACGGCGACATCACTCAATACTCAGTCATTCTCAAGCGTGAGCGTGATATTTGCTTACACAGAGTGGATAAGATAAGAGAGTGGCAAGTTGAGAACACTCAGCATTAAATAGAAAATTAAAGGGCGTTAAAACAAGCGCCCTTTGTTATATGTATGCTACATGATTTAAATCTAATTCCGAGGTTAGTATAAAAAATCTCGGAGTTATATCTAAGTTATGTGATGTAAATATTACAAATAAACCTAAAAGGATTAACCATGAGCAAAAAGGACGAGGTTAAATCCACGTCTGATGGCGTGGGGAAGAAAAAAACTGGTCGCCCATCTTCTTATGTAAAGGAAGTTGCTGATGATATTTGCATGCTACTGGCTCAAGGGGAAAGTTTGCGTAAGATTTGTGAACGACCAGGAATGCCAAATAAATCAACAATCATTCGCTGGTTAAATGAAAATAAAGAGTTTTGCGACCAGTACGCGCGTGCGCGCGAGAACCAAGCCGATTTTTTGCTTGAGGAGATGTTGGAAATTTCAGATCTTGCTACTCCAGAAGATGTTAGCGTGGCCAAGTTAAGAGTTGATGCTCGCAAATGGTATATCACCAAAGTCGCACCTAAAAAATATGGCGATAAAGTAACGCAAGAAATCACAGGTGTTAATGGGGCGCCTATTGAGCAAAAAATATCTATGGATTTATCAAGGTTAAGTGTCGATGAACTCAAACTTCTTAGAGAGCTTAAATCTAAAGCAACTGGATGTGATGATAGCTCAAAAGAGCTTGATTGATTTCACCTTGCAAACCAAACCTGACTTCGTAACAGGATGGTTCAATATTCTCATTGCAAAAGAGCTGCAGCAATTTTATCAAGATGTAATAGATGGCAAACAACCTCGCTTGATGATATTCGCTCCGCCTCGTAGTGGTAAAAGTGAATTATTTAGCCGTCGTTTTCCTGCTTGGGCCTTTGGTAAAAATCCTGACTTGCAGATGATTGCCTGTTCTTATTCTGCTGATTTAGCTAGCCGAATGAATAGAGACGTTCAGCGAATAATGGATGACGATAGTTACCACGATATATTCCCTGAATCATCCTTAAATGATAAACGCATTGCGACCGTCTCGGGACAGCCTTTGCGTAATAGTGAGATTTTTGAAATTGCAGGGCATAAAGGTGCTTATCGCTCCGCTGGTGTTGGTGGCGGTATTACAGGGATGGGGGCGGATATAGCCATTATTGACGACCCTGTAAAAGATGCTAAAGAGGCTAATTCTCAAACAGTTCGAGATGGCGTTTGGGATTGGTACACAACCACGCTTTATACACGTTTATCACCAAAATCTGGCGTGTTGTTAGGCATGACAAGATGGCACGAGGATGATTTAGCGGGTCGATTAATTGAAGAGATGAAGAATGGTGGTGACCAATGGCGCATAGTGAAATTTCCTGCGATTGCAGAAGAGGATGAGGAGTTCCGCAAAGAGGGCGAGCCATTACACCCTGAACGCTTTGATTTGGAGCGGCTGAATAAGATCCGTCGAGCGGTCGGATCGCAAGCATGGAACGCACTTTACCAACAGCGACCATCAAACAAAGGCGGCGGCATTATCAAAGGTTCTTGGTTTGGTCGATATAAGGTTCCGCCAATTATCAAAGTTAAGGCAATTTACGCCGATACCGCACAAAAAACGAACCAACATAACGACTATTCCGTTTTCATTATTGCCGGTAAAGGCGCTGATGGCAAAGTTTATATTCTCGATCTGATTCGAGGCAAATGGGAAGCACCGGAGCTTGAACAAACATTGAAAGATGTGTGGGCAAAACATAAGGCAAAGAAAGAAACTGGAGTGCTTACCCGTGCCAACGTGGAAGATAAAGCAAGCGGAACGAGCCTTATTCAAACCATTCGCCGCAATAATCAAATCCCAATCACCCCTATTCAGGTTGATGCTGATAAATACACCCGCGTTCTTGGTATTCAGGGCTATATTGAAAGTGGCTACATTATGTTGCCTGAAAGTGCGCCATGGGTAGCGGATTTTATCAATGAATGCGAAGCCTTTACCGCGACAGATAGCCATGCTCACGATGACCAGGTGGACGCGTTGGTTATGGCGATAACGGATATTTTAGGCAGACCTAAATCACTACTGGATTTATAAGATGAATTTTTTAGATGGCATCAAATCACTTGCACTGAAGTTAGGCAGCAAACAAGACCAAACATATTATGCCCGTGGTCTGAGTTTAACGGATGACTTAACGCAAATTGAAGCGTTATGGCGTGATAACTGGATTGCGAATAAGGTCTGTATTAAACGTTCGGAAGATATGGTGCGTAACTGGCGTGATATCTTTTCCAATAACCTAAAATCTGAACAGCTAGATGAATTCACTAAACTTGAGCGTAGATTAAAACTTCGTGAGACATTAACTAAAGCATTGCAGTGGTCTAGCCTATATGGTTCAGTGGGTTTATTGGTGGTAACCGATACCATTAATATCACATCACCATTGCAACCTACAGAGCGCTTAAAACGGCTGATTATTTTGCCTAAATGGAAAATTTCACCCACAGGGCAACGAGATGATGATGTATTTTCCTCAAACTTTGGTCGATACAGCGAATATTCCATTCTTGGTGGGGCACAATCTGTTTTAGTACACCATTCCCGCTTATTAATCATCAATGCGAATGATGCGCCTTTATCTGACAATGATATTTGGGGCGTATCAGACCTTGAAAAGATTATTGATGTGCTTAAACGTTTTGATAGCGCATCTGCGAATGTGGGTGATCTGATTTTTGAAAGCAAAATCGATATTTTTAAAATCGCAGGGTTATCTGACAAGATTTCAGCTGGATTAGAAAATGATGTCGCTCACGTTATTTCAGCGGTGCAGTCTATCAAGTCAGCAACAAATAGCTTATTGCTTGACTTAGAAAACGAATATGACCGCAAAGAACTCACATTCAAGACCTACTGACCGAATTTCGTAATGCAGTTGCTGGTGCCGCAGATATGCCGGTAACCATTTTATTTGGGCAATCTGTTTCGGGATTGGCAAGTGGTGACGAGGATATCCAAAACTATCACGAAACCATCCATCGATTGCAAGAAACAAGATTGCGCCCTGTGCTTGAGGTGCTTGACACATTGCTATGCAATGAATTATTTGGTGAGCAGCCTGAAGACTGGTGGTTTGAGTTTTTACCATTGACGGTGGTTAAACAAGAGCAGCAGATCAATATGCTCAATACCTTTGCTACAGCGACAAATACGTTAATTCAAAATGGCGTAGTAAATGAATATCAAGTGGCAAACGAACTCCGAGAAAGTGGCTTGTTTGCCAATATCTCTGCTGATGACATTGAGGATATGAAAAATGCTGATGAACTTGCCGGAAATTTTGAAGAACCAGAAAGCGAAAACACGCAAGTTCAAACCAGTGAAAATGAGCAAGCGAACGGAGCTTTGGTATAGACAACAACTTAAGCAGTTCGTCAAAACGATGACCGATGATATAGAAAGAGCCCTGCAACAACCGCAAGGCTCTTTTTTTATGGATGATGCAAAAGGGTTTCAGGCGATTAGTGCAAAAGCGCTGATGAAGGTATTAGAAAAGTACGAAAAATTGGACCGCACTTCACAAGCTGAAAATATCGCAAATGGCTTTGTTAGCCGTGGTGATGCGCAAAACCATGCCGAAGTATCAACCAACCTGAAAAATCAAACTGGCATCGATTTATCCACCTATTTACGCAATAGTCCGAATATTGTGGAAAGGGTAAATGAATTAACGGTAAGTAACATCCAATTAATCAAATCCATTCGTACGCAATATCTTGATAAAGTGCAAAATGCCGTCATGCAAGCGATGGTTCAAGGGACATTGAATAAAGACTTAGCCGAACAACTCAAAAAACTAGGGAAAGATGTAGAAAGTCGTGCAATGCTTATTGCTAGAGACCAGTCCTCAAAATTAAATGCGGCATTAACTCGAGCGCGCCATGAGGAAGTGGGCATAAAAAAATATATGTGGTCAACATCTGGTGATGAGCGGGTGCGTGCAAGCCATGCTGAAAAGGATGGGCAGATATTCGAATATACCAATCCTCCTGCTGATACTGGTCATCCCGGTCATGATGTTAATTGTCGATGTGTTCAGATTCCGGTGCTTGATGATGTTGTTAGTCAGGGCTCAAAAAAGGAATCATCGCAAACAAAAGAGGATGTTGATCTATCTGTTAGTGAGATCATTGCCTATTCACAAAAAATAGAACCCAAAATCACATCAGATTTAACAAGTATCATGGATAAAGTTGGTGGAAAATTGGTCGGATTGGATTTTCGCTTAAAAAGTCAATCATCCTTAAAAAGGAAAATTGAAACAGAAATAGCGGATGGCTTTACTCATTCACAAGCAGTAAATAAAATCCGTGATGCCATTCGATATACAACAGTTTTCAAAGAAAAGGATTTTGTTACTCGCTATAAGGCTATGCAGTACTTGTTAGCGATCAAAGGGTATAAAACTATCGTAGTCAAAAACACTTGGAAGAACGATAGTGCATATAAAGGCGTTAACACATTTATCCAAAATGAAAATGGTGATGTTTTTGAAATGCAGTACCATACACAACAGAGTTTTGATGTAAAAAATGGGTTATTGCATAAACTCTATGAAAAATTCAGAGATCTAAAAACACCAATTCATGAAAAAGAGAAGTTATTGCTTGAAATGCGTAAACTAAGTAGTAAAATCAAAATACCAGAAGGCGTTGAGTTTATTGAGGATAAAAAATGAGTTTTCAATATTACTTAGCAAATGTAGGCGAAAACCAGCAAAAACTAATCAGAGGGAATCCTGCTGATTTATTGTCGTTTTCGGTGTTCAACCCCAAAAAATTAGAGTGGGATGCCTCGCGCGGTATTTCATGGGCTGAACGCCTACTTGAAAGTGGTTTCAGTGATTTCAGTGTTATCTCCGAAAGTGATGCAATCAGATTTATGAGAAACTAATAATGACTTTATCAACAAGGGCAGAATTATTTGCAAAGTCAATACACGCTAATCAAGTGGATAAAGCAGGCAAGCCATATTCGGAACACTTGCAATCTGTTGTAAATAATCTTGTAGAGCCGTCAGAGGAAATGATTGCGGTAGCGTGGCTGCATGATAGCGTAGAAGATACCGAAAGCACTTTTGATGATTTAACGCATTACTTTGGAAATACAGTGTCGGAAGCTGTTTGTGCTATTACCAAGGTAGACAATGAACCTTATGATAAATATCTTGCTAGAGTAAAGAGCAATCCAATCGCAAGACTGGTTAAGATCGCAGATTTAACCCACAATATGGATCTGTCAAGATTGCCAGTAGTCACTGAAAGGGATTTAGCGAGAAAAGAAAAATACCTTAAAGCAAAAGAGTTTTTAGAAAATTAGAAGATTGACACAATAAAAATTTTGCAGTAGATTTTCCCAAACTAGCCGAATTGTAGTAATACAGTTCGGCTTTTTTATTGGAATTCTATCACCCGCTCATCGAAGCGGGTTTTTTATTGCCTGTAAGATAGCGATGTACACGCGACAAGCGGTGTTTCCTTCTCCACTCACTGTTTCTTACAGGCGCCATTTTGTGGAGAAAGCAGGAGAAAATATGCAAACGTTAACCGCAGAATTTTTAGGCAAAGAAATAACCTTGTTGGACAACAACGGCGTGGCTTATGTGGCAATGCGTGAAGTTGTTGAGGGGATTGGGTTGGCGTGGAAGCCGCAATATCAAAAGCTAATGGATCACAGTCAAAAATTCAGTTGTTACCATATGACCACAACTGGAAAAGACGGTAAAAAATACGAAATGCTTTGTATGCCAATTAAGAAATTAAATGGTTGGCTATTTAGCATTAACCCAAACAAAGTGCGGTCGGATTTGAAAGCACGTTTGGAAAACTACCAAGAAGAATGTTTCCTTGCCTTGTGGGATTATTGGACGGAAGGTGTTGCCCGCCGTGACGAGGTCAAAAACAAATTGGCATTATGGCAGCAAAAGAAAGCTGAATATACACAACGTGCCGGCGAACGGGGGAAATTATTGCAGCAATGTAAATCGGAAAAGCAAGCCCTTGAACGTGAGCTTTTACAAATTAAACAATTAGAACTTTTCACTAATTTATAACCGCACTTTCTGAACAGACTGTGCGGTTTTTTATTGGGGTAAATAAATGAAATTTACAGATAACACAGCGCAAGTAAAAACACAGCGCACCATTACGAAAGATGGCTTTTTAGTGGTGCCGGCAACTATTTCAAAGGTCGGTGTTTTTGACTACCTCGCTACGGAACTTGGCTTAAAAGAAGATGGCATTAAGAAAGTCGCTCGCACGGAAAAATCCTTATTTAGCGATGAAACCATCAAGAGCTTTGAAAATGCCACATTGACGATTGGTCATCCCGAAGATGGCGTGAATGCCAAAAACTGGAAACAGCTTTCTGTCGGCGTGGTTCGCAACGTTAAACGCGTTGGAGATGAACTGACGGCGGAAGCATGGATTTATGACGAAGCCGCCATTAAAACTGTGCAGGAGCAAGGTGTTGAGCAATTATCTTGTGGTTATGATTGCGATATTAAGCCGTCAACAGTACAAGATGTAGATTTTGAGATGTCGCCGATGATCGGCAACCACGTGGCGATTGTGGCAAAGGGTCGCTGCGGTGGAAGTGTAAAACTTGCCGATGAGGATAAAACCATTATGGGTAAAACCGCAAAATTTCTCGATGCGTTTCTAGGTGCGTTCGGCATTAAGTTATCGGATGAGCAGAAAAAACAAATCGAAGATGACGAAGAAGAAAAAGGTAAAGAAGGTGAAAAAGATCCAAAGGATAAAACTCCGACCGAACCAAAAAAAGACGAATCTGAAACCGACAAAAAGGACGATGACGTGAACAAAGAAGAGTATGAAAAAAAATTAGCGGCAAAAGATGCTGAAATTCAACAATTGAAAGACGCACAAGCGAAACAGGAAGCTGATGCGAAACAAGCCGCCGTGTTAGCCGATGCTAAAACCGCTTTCAAAGATGTGAAATTCGCTGATAACGCTACCGTACGTGAAATTCAAGAAAGTGCGGTCGTGGCTCAAGGTATTTTCACTAAAGACGAAGTGGCGAAGTTATCCGATGCGGAAATTTCGGGCGCATACCAAACGGCAAAAGCGGTCGTGGCGAAGTTAGCCGGTGAACGTAAATCGCTTGGTAGTATTTTGCTTGGTGACGCTGCGATGAATAAAGCTGCGCCCTCTATCGATTTTAACAAAACCTACAACAGCTAAGGAGAGTGACTAAATGAGTTACGCTTATGAACAAGCGCCTGCACGTGCAGGTGAATTAGGTAAAGGTAACATTGCCAGTGCAAAAACAAGTGCCGAAATGGTTTCCGGTGGTGCATTAAAAGCAGGCTTATTTGTTGCTTTAAATGCGGCTGGCGGAGTGAAAGCATTGACAGCAAAAACCGATGTAATTGCCGGTGTGATTTTTGCAAGCCGTATTAAAGACGAATGGGCGGAAGGTGAATTGGTCGATGTCATGCATATTGCCCCGGCTGACGCTATTTGGGTGATTGTTGCTGACGGTGAAACCGTTGCTCGTGGTGATAAAGTTTATGTTATCGCCGTAGCAAATGGCAATAAGAAAGCCGGCACAATCCAAGGCAAAGCAGACGCAACCAACGCGATCGCAACTGATTACAACGTGATTGATGTTAAAGGTCAATTAGCGTTAATTACTAAACTTTAAGGAGTGATGAATGTCATTATTGGCTTATGTACAAAATGGCTTAACCGCCGTAAGTAAGGATATTGCAGAAACTAAGTATCCTGAAATTGTGTTCCCGCAATTTGTTTATGTGGATCAACAAACTGCGGTAGGGATTACCGAAAAACTGCATTATGGCGCAGATGAACATGGTTCACTTGATGATGGTTTAATTACCACCGGCACCAGCACATTAGACCAAGTGGAAGTCGGCTTTACGCCAACTCGCTCTTACATTGTGCCATGGGCAAAATCCGTTACATGGACTAAACCGGAACTTGAGCAAGGTCAATTATTAGGCTTGGCGCTAAATACCGCCAAAATCATGGCGTTAAACAAAAACGCACAACAAACCCTGCAGAAAGTGGCGTTCTTGGGTCATGCCAAAGATACTCGCTTAACCGGTCTTTTGAATAATAAATCCGTTGAGGTTTATGCCATCAAAGGTGCCGCACAAAATACCAAAGTTCAGGCGATGGATTTTGATAAAGCGGTAGCGTTCTTTAAGGAAATCTTCCTGCAAGGTATGGAAAAGACTAAACGCATTGAAGCGCCGAACACTTTCGCCATTGATAGCCTTGATTTGGCTCACTTGGCATTGGTGCAACGCGCCAACACAGACACTACCGCATTGGAATTCTTGACCAAGCACCTTTCTGCGGCTGCCGGTCGTGAAGTCGCGATTAAAGCGTTACCGTCCAATTACGGCACTCGTGTAACTAACGGCAAAACCCGTGCGATGGTGTATGTGAACAGCAAAGAACACGTTATCTTTGATGTGCCAATGTCGCCAACTGTTTTAGATGCACAACCAAAAGGTTTATTAGCGTTTGAATCTGGTCTGCGTATGGCGTTTGGTGGGGTAACCTTTATGGAACCTGATTCCGCGCTTTATGTAGACTACTAGGAGTCATTATGCCAACATTTGATACGAATGTATTTCTTGCGCGTTATCCTGAATTTAATGAGGTCGATTATACAAAAATCGACCTTTTTTTATCGGATGCAGAAATGGAAGTAAGCCAATCTCGTTGGGGGAAACTCTACCAACGTGGCGTGTTGGCATTGACTGCTCATCTATTGCGTTTGTCGCTTTGGGCTACTGAAAGTGGCGGTGGAGCGAATCGGAATCTCGCCAGTGAAAGCGCTGGTGAGTTATCTGTTAGCTATGCTGTTCCGACACTGACAGGCACCGATGCAGATTATCAATTAACAGCGTATGGGCAAGAGTATTTGCGCTTGCGTAGATTGATTGGTGTAGGGGTAATGGTGGCGTAAATGGCGGTGCAAATTACGGGGAATTTAGCGCAGGCAAAAGCGTTAATTGAGCGATTGAGAGCTGATAAAGACAAAGCGGTTTACGTTGGATTTCCTGCTGAGTTTGATAAGCCAGTCGAGGGGGCTGAGAATTTTAATCTTGCCTCTTTGGCGGCAGTGTTGGAGCTTGGCAATGAACATATTAAACCGCGTCCTTTTTTACGCCAAACGCTCTCAGAAAACCAAGAGAAATACACCGCACTTTTTGTTCAGTATTTTCAGGAAGGGATGGACATTGCGCAAATTTATAAAGAGTTAGCGATTAAGGCTGAAGGTGACGTCAAGCTTAATATAGCAAGTGGTAAATGGATTGAAAATGCAGATTCAACCAAAATAGCATGGAAACTTAAGGATGTTAAAGACCCTAAACGTAGGAAAAAACTTAGGGCTACATTAGATCCCAAAAGTATTAAGAAAAACCCACTCATATGGGATGGTCACTTGCGGAAATCAGTAAAAGGTATCGTTAAATGAGTTTAATTAACCAATATCCTCGCTTTCTGAATAGCAAATTCCGCCAAGTTGTCACCGTGAAACATCTGCAAGGTGAGCATTCATCTGATGGGTTCGGGGCGAGTTATATCGATGAAAGCGTGACTGCCATTGTTATGCCGACCTCTCCTAATGATGTGCTGTTATTGCCAGAAAGTGAGCGTTTTATCCCCTCAATAAAAATCTACACCATTAAGCCGTTAAAAATAGGTGATTTGGTTATTTATGAAGGGGAAACCTACAAAATAAAAAACGTAGCAAATTGGGGGAAATATGGATACCACAACAATATCGGCGTTAGACACAGCCAAACTGCGAAAGTGGATTCAACAGGCTTTACAGTTACCTAATGGCGCTGTTATTGGTGGTTGGCTTCCTGAAAATCCTTTGCCTGCTTTTATTACCGTTGATTTGATGACAAGTAATGAAATCGGGCAGGCCACGAGGGAATTTGACGGCAAACGTGAGCGTATCATACAGTCAATGCAAAGCACCGTTAGCGTCTCTTGTTTCGGTCGGCATTCCCTTGCGCAGTGTTACAAGCTAAAAGCCATTTTCCAAAGTTCAGCGTTTCTTTCCTTTCTCAAATCAAACCACTGGGGCGTGATTCGTTTTTCAGATGTTCGCAATTTAACGGCTACCGTTGGCGCGGATTATGAAGAGCGAGGGCAGTTTGATGTTGTATTTAGCCATCATCATATTGTTGATACACCTTTAGATCCAATAGAAAGCGTTGAGCAACGCACAAACCATATAATCCAACAAATAGGAGGATAGCCTTATGGCATTATCTATCTCGCAGATTGTCAATGTGCAGTTAAATACTGTACCAAAATCTGCCACGCGTAAATCATTCGGTATCGTAGCATTGTTTACGCCTGAAGCAGGGCAAGCATTTGCGGATGCGACTACGCGTTATGTTTATGTCGAAACTCAACGTGATGTAGAGCAGTTATTCGGCACAAATTCAGAAACAGCAAAAGCATCACAGCCGTTTTTTGCTCAAAGTCCTCGTGCGAAACAATTAATTATTGCACGTTGGCAAAAAGAACCGGCAACCATTAATGCAACCAAGAACACATTAAATGGGGCGACCTTGTCGGATGATTTAGGGCGTTTTAAAGCGGTTGTAAATGGCCAGTTTTCATTAACCATTGGCACTGAAACCAAGAAAGTGAGTGGACTATCTTTTGCAGATGCATCAGATTTCAATGCCGTTGCAACCAAAATTCAAGCGAAATTGACCGCACTTCCCTCATCTTTGTCTATTTCTTACGATAATGTAGGGCAACGTTTTATTATCACGGCTAACAACGCAGGAGAAGATAAAACGACCGAAATCCATTATGCCTTTAATGGCGGCGGTGATGGTGAGTATATTGGCTCATTGCTTAAGTTAGAAGACGGTCAAGCAAGCCGAAAAGTAGGAAAAGCATCAATTTCCTTGAAAAAAGAAACTGTTGCAGAGGCATTATTTAAAGTCGCTGAAGTGAATAATGCATGGTATGGCTTTACCTTTGCCGCACAGCTTACTGATAGTGAAGTAGAATCTGCAGCAAAATACGCGCAGGCTAACACCAAGATGTTTGGTGCGAATGTTATTCGTGTTGAACAGCTTGAATGGTCTGCTGATAACGTCTATAAGAAGTTATATGATGCAGGCTTAGATCACACATTAGCAATGTTCGATAAAAACGATATGTACCCGGCATCTTCCGCATTGGCTCGTTTATTATCAACAAACTTTGCGGCAAATAACTCGACCTTGACGCTTAAATTTAAACAACAACCGACTATTACTGCTGATGAAATTACGGCAACGGAGTTCTCCAAAGCAAAACGCTTAGGCATTAACGTGTACACCTATTTTGATGATGTGGCGATGATTGCTGAGGGTACGGTGATGGGCGGTAAATTTGCGGATGAAATCGTAATTTTGGATTGGTTTGTTGATGCGGTGCAAAAAGAAGTGTTCGCCCGCCTTTACAAATCACCGACCAAAATTCCGCTTACTGACAAAGGTCAGGCGGTGTTAATTGCAGCGGTTGAGAAAGTTTGTTTAGAAGGTGTAAACAATGGCGCTTTCGCACCAGGACAATGGACTGGTGATAGCTTTGGTAACTTGACGACAGGCGATTATCTTGAGAAAGGTTACTATGTATGGGCGGCACCAATGGATACACTATCGGATAGTGACCGTGAGCAACGCCGTGCAACACCAATTCAAACGGCAGTGAAATTAGCCGGCGCAATCCATTCTAGCGATGTGATTGTGAACTATAACCGATAGTATCAAAAAGCGAAAAGCCAAGAGCGACAACCCTTGGCTTTATTTTTTATGAGGAAAAAACAATGGCAGTTTTCGATCCAAAACAAGTTGTCGTGTTATTAGACGGCAAAGAAATTAGTGACTGGGCAGACGGTTCAGATGTGATTAATGCGACCAACCAAGTTGATGCAGGGCAAATGGTTATTGGTGCGAATGGCACAGGCGTATTTATCGCAAACCCTGACCAATCAGGTAAATTAACCCTAAAAATTAAACAACATTCCGAAGATAACGCCTATTTATCTAAGTTGTTTAATCAACAAAAAAACAGTATTAAAACCTACTTGCCGATTACACTCGCTATCCGTGACTTAATCAATGACGATGTTGTCACGGCAAGCAAAGGGTATTTCACCACACCAGCGCCTTACGTGCGTGGGAATGGACACAATGCGACAACATGGACGATTGTGTTTGAGAAAATGACGATGAATCTTGAAAAAGGTGTTCAATAATGGAAAGCAAACAAATCAACATTGAAAATATCACCTATACGATGACGCCAGCTAATGCCATGACAGCATGGACTGCACTCAAAAATGCGATGAAATTATTGCAAGCAGTCGATTTATCATCATCAGGCGATACCAAAAAACTTGGTGTAAGTGTATTAACTACCGTATTGGCGAATTTAGGCGATCCAAGCATTAAAGAGCTTGAGGATATTGTGCTTAAACACACCTCATGCGAGCAAGATGGCAAACTATACCGCCTGTCTGAACGCTTTGATAGTCATTTTAACCAACACCGCGGGCATTTAATCCCAATATTAAAAGAAGGGTTGGTATATCAATTTGCTGATTTTTTTATCGGTGGGGGCGGATTGCTGAGCAATATTCAAGCCAATCTAAAAGTGAAGAAATAAGCCAGTCAGACAGCAAAGTTGACTGGTTTATTTTTACGCCCATTGTGAAAAACTTTTGTTCACTACACGAATTAAGGTCGGTTTACTCGTTATCCGACCTTTTGTCTTTTCATGAAGTCATTGTTGAATTAAATCAAATGGAGCAACGCAATGCTACTCGATGAACTACTGATTAAAATCGGCATTGATGCGGATAGTCAAGCGATGCAACAGTTTGAGCAATTCCTCAATGCAATTGGAGCAGGCACTGAAGACGCAGCAGAAAGCTTAGGTGCCTTTGGCCAAGCGCTGGAAGAGGCAGTGAATGAGGCGACCGAACAAGTCAGGGCGGTGCCTGAATTTAGTGAGTTTTTTGCATCGCTTGAAAAACTGCAAACTGAAACAGAAAACCTTTCTGAAGATGAAGCCTTAGATGTGTGGGTGCAGAAACTCATTGAGGGGGATAAGCTGCTTTCCGCTTACGGTGAAGGCTTTATCGAAAATAGCGATGAGCTTGAACAGACTTTAAAAGATGTAGGACTTAGTGCAGAACACGTTGGTGTTGTTATTGGTAAGCTCAAATCTGCCATTGAGCAGAAAAAACAAGCTATCGAACAAGATACAAAAGCAGTCGAGCAGAACACGGAAGCGGAAAAGGAAAATGCTGAAAGTGGGGACGATTTAGCCAATAAAATGATCGGCCTATGGGCGACTAAATACGGCGCAGATGGGCTGATTGAAAAGTTTGAAGTGCTTGGCGTAAGCATCAGCAAAACTACGGTGAAATTTGCCGCATTTGCTGCCGCTTTTTATGGTGCGACCGCCGGTGTTAAAAACTTTGTTGATGCAAATCTTGATGCACTTGATGAAATTAAACAACTCTCGGCTGTCACGGGCGAATCAGTCGATCAAATTTACAACTTAGGCAAAGTTGCTGAAGTTAATGGATCATCTGCACAGGCTGCACAATCATCTATTGAAGGGTTATCTCGTGTCATCGGGGAAGCTTCGGCTGGTATCGGTCGCGGGGCGAAATCATTTGAGCAATACGGATTGAGTGCCAAAAAGGCAAATGGGGATATTAAAACCTCAAGTGAAATGCTGGGTGAAATCTCGGACAAGATGAAGGCAATGGGTGAGCAAGAGCAAATTGCGATGCTTGCCAAGCTCGGCATTGATGGTTCAATGATTCAGACATTGCGCCTTGGGAATGATGAACTTAAAGAACAAATCGCCCTCGCAAATGCGCTCACACTTGGGGTGGGTAACGCAGAAAATGCAGAAACTGCCGCCGCTTTTAAAGATGCGTTGACGCAGGTTTCTCAAGTATTTACGGCTATTGGTGAATATGTATCACTCCGTGCTGCGCCATCCATTCAGCGATTAGCCGAGCGGTTTACAAAATGGTTCACCGAGAATAATGAGTTTATCAAGGCCACACTCAATGGCTTTGGCAAAATACTGTCATTTTTGTTTGAGCTTGCCGCCGCTATTGATAATGTGGTTGAGCATACAGTTGGTTGGAAAACGGTATTAATCGCACTGGGTGGGATTTTATTATGGTTCAGCAAGCGGATGTTACTCGCCTTTGCAACAAACCCTGTAACACTCATTGTTGCGGCAATTGCCGGGTTGTTCTTGCTTGTAGATGACTTTATTACCTATCTAGAGGATGGAGAAAGTGCATTAGGCGAATTTTGGAAGCCATTTAAGACCGCACTTTTATGGGTAAAATCCACGTGGGAAAATTTTGTCGATAATTTCAGTATCGATCCAATCGGCGCGACATTATCGCTTGTTACTAACTTAATCAAACTACCATTTGAATTAGGCTTGGCCGCAGTGATTGGTTTGTGGAATCTCTTTACCGGTGAGCAACTTGATTTAGATGTAATTGAGAAAGGCTTTAATAAAGTCACTGACTGGATTAAAGCGCCGTTCAAAAAGGCGTTTGACTGGGTGAAAGGATATTATGACCAATATATTGCGCCAATTGTTGACACCGTGAAAGGTTGGTTTGGCAGTGACGAATCTACGCCAACAGGAACAGCAAACCAAAATACGAAAGCCTATGACACGATGATGTTTGACCCATCTTATGCTTCTGCACCACAAGTTGCAGCGGCAGGCGTCAATAACCAAACTTCAAATGCTGATAACAGTGTCAAAAACAGCAATAACAAAATCACCATCACGCAAAACATCCAAGGTACGGATAATCCGAAAGCGGTTGCAGACCAATCGGCTCGAGCAATTAACAATCAACTTTCACCTGTTGTGGGGTAGCCTCTATGTTAAATTTTGCTCAAGTATCCAATCGCAAGATTGGCAAAATTACCTTTGATGTGGTGACAACAGAAGACCATCAGTCGGATTTATCTATTACAGAAAACCCGATTGAATCAGGTGCGGCCATTGCTGACCATGCGGTCATTCAGCCTAAACAAGTTACCATTAATGGCGTAATGGTTGATCACGACCATTCAACGTTTGGTTTAGACTTTCCGTTTATCGGGAACATTCGTGGTGGGATAGACTTTCTTAATGGCTTTCCTTTGCCAGTTAAGGTTATCACTCAAACATCGCAATCTATCGCGAGAGCAGGCAGAGTGATTAGCCAAGTTGCGGGGGCGTATAGTCAAGCGAAGAGCATTCTTAATCAAGCGCGAACCATTGCCCCTTTTTTGCCTGATTTTGGTCTAGGCGGATTGCTTGATAGCAGTGCAGGGGATAGTCGGGTGCAAAAATGCTATGCCGACCTTGTCGCCTGTCAGAAATCGGGGGAAACCATTGACATACAGACAGGCATTAACTTGTACAAGAACATGTTAATCCAATCTGTCGCCGTCAACCAATCGCAAGATGGCAGTGCGACCTTTACCATAACGGCTCGTGAGATATTTATTGTTGAGACGCAAACAGCTCAATCTAAATCATCTGCATCGGGGAAAAATAAAAGCGGTCGAGCATCGGTTCAATCTGCAACAAAATCGCAGCAAGGTTCGACTCAGCCAAAGAGCGATACGCCTAAAAGAACCTCCTCGCTTTTCAATATTTTTAAGAGGTAAGACGCATGCTTAAAATTCCATTAACACAACATCCTTATCAGGAACAAACCTTTGAATTTAACGGTATAAAAATCCGCTTAACTTTGCGATTTAATAGTATCGGGCAGTTCTGGGCGATGGATATATTTGAGCCGGTAAATCAAAAGCAGATTTGCCGAGGACAAGCACTTGCGTGCGGAGTGCCATTATTGGCTCGCAGTACGCAGCCTTATTTCTTCTATTTGGATGATGAAAGCGGTGCAGAATTAGATCCAATGAGCATAGAAGATTTGGGTACTCGCTGTTTTTTGTATATAGGCGAAAAATCATCTTAAATTAATAGATAAAAATACACTTAAAAGAGGGGTTAGAAATGGAAACAAATGCAAGTCCGATTATGCGAGGTGCAATCTCATTCTCTATTGTTATCGTTGCGCTTGGCTTGTTTGCTTTATGTATTACACCGTTGGCAAATGTCCTTGTTGAACTCGCTAAATAGCGCAAGGAGAGGCAATGAAACAATTTGGCAGACGTTGGAAACTTGATATTAGCAACGACCAAGAAACGCTAAGCATTGAGCAGTTGCGTGTTGCGTTTGAAATCGATAAGACGATTAATGAAAAACCTAATCCCGCCAAAATCCAAATTTGGAACTTAAACCGAGACCATATCAACCAATTATTAAGCCAAGACTATAAGAAAGTCGCCTTATCCGTTGGTTATGGCGAATTGCGCCAAATCTATGTGGGAGACATTACCAAGACAAGAATTCAACGAGAGGGATTGGATTTTGTCCTTACGCTTGAGTGTTCAGATGGGCATCAAGCCTATACCCAGTCGAGAGCCAAAACGACATTAAAAGCAGGGGCAACAGACAAACAGATTGTCGAAGAATTGCAAAAGACCATGCCTAAAGTGCAAACTGGTGCCATTGACATCCCTAATCAGCGGAAACTCCCTCGTGGCAGAGTATTAAATGGCAATAGTCGAGATATTCTCACCAAAATTGCACGCAATAATAAGGCTGATTGGTCTATCCAAGATGGTGCGCTTATTTTCTTGCCGAAAGATAAAGTGCTAAATGATGATGCTGTGCTGATTTCTCAAGATACCGGAATGATTAATGCTCCAGAACAAACCGATGAAGGATTAGAGCTCACTTGTTTACTCAACCCTGCATTACAAATTGGCGGTCTCGTGAAAGTTGAATCTATCATTGACTATTTCAATGGGGAGTACAAGATTATAAAACTGGCACATTCTGGCGATGGTATCGGTGGGGATTGGCACAGCAAAATGACGGTTGTCGGTGGTAAATTTCAAAAAGTGGAAAAAGAAAAGAGCGGTCAGAAATCAGATCAGAAACCAGATAAGCAAAGCAAGGATAAGAAAAAATGAACTACGCACAAACCTTAGCAACACCAGAAACCGCAACCGACCATCAAATCCAACAAAATCAATTGAATTTACATACCGCACTTCCCGCAAAAGTGGTGAGTTTTGACCCCGCAAAACAAACTGTATCACTTGCCATACAAATAAAAATGCAATTAGTTGATGGGAGTGGGGCAGATATACCGCCACTTCTTGATGTACCGGTGAGCTTTCCTCGTGGCGGAGGCTTTGCGGTAACTTTTCCGCTTAAAGCAGGTGATGAGGGCATAGCCATATTTTCCGAACGTTGCATTGACGGATGGTGGCAAAATGGCAGTGCATCAACTCCTTTAGATTTTAGGCTACATGATTTATCCGATGCGATGTTTATTCCAGGCATATGCTCTGTACCGAAAGCTATCGATGGATTTTTTACCGATGGACTATCCATGCAAACCCTTGATGGCAGCACATACATCAGAATCAAAAACGGCTCGATTTTGATTAAAGGGAATATCGAACATCAGGGCAATACCTCGCAAACAGGCTCGCATAAGTCCACAGGCGTTATCTCGAGCGATACGGATGTAAAAGCAGGCGGTATTTCAAGCAAAACCCATAAACATACGGGCGACAGCGGCGGAATTACAGGAACACCACAATGACGACACGAGTAAGACGACTTAATAAAGAGCATGATTGGACCTTTGGGCAAGGGTTTTCGAACTACGCAACAGAATCAGATGCTATTGCGCAAAATGTACAAACTCGTCTTTGGTCATTTGCTAATGACTGGTTTTTAGACCTTGAGCACGGTTTACCTTGGCTTGAACAAATGGGGCGTGGGGTAAATATGGCAGACTGGGAAATCAAAATAAAACGCTATGTGTTGGAAACGGAAGGTGTGTCGAAAATCACCGATTACCAAGCAAATTTTGACCCTGATTCACGCAAGCTGACAATCTCGATTGATTATCAGGACATTTACGGGCAACAACAGACCGCACGTTATACTGCTTAAAGTGCGGTCGTAAGGATAAACAATGAAAAGAGATTGGGATTTAATCCGTAAAATCTTGCTCAAACTGGAAGAAAAAGCAGATACCAAAAGTTTATTGCAAGATACCGAAATAAAAGGCTTCGATCCGGAAACAGTGTCATATCATTTCAAGCTATTACACAGTGCCGGATTGATTGAAGGCGTGGATTTTTCCAGTATGACCGAGCTTTCTTATGCGGCGCTGTCATTAACTTGGGCGGGTCACGAATTTTTAGACAAAATCCGCAGTGATACCATTTGGAACAACATTAAAACCTTGGTAAAAACCAAGAGCCTTGATTTGTCTCTTGATGTGATAAAAAAGGCGGCGTCCGTCGTGATAGGTTCTATGTTGCCATAAATGCAATGAGATCCACGTCGCAAAGTTGAAATAAATTTGGCTGAAAACTTACATAAACAGTTTGGGTTCCGTAGAATAAACGTTTCTATTTTTACTAAGGAACGTATCTATGAACTCAACTAATATTATTGCAACAATCATTGTTATTTTAGCTTTCTGTAGCCCTTTTGCATTGATTTACTGGATTGTAAGAAAAATAAAGAAACATATAGCGGTGCGAAAAAATCAGAAAAGTGAAAATAAGAAAATTTCACAGATTACTTTACCAGACATTAATTTACGATCTGAACTTGTTGCTACACCTTTAAAGTTAAGCGATCCAATTGTTTCTGAACACCAAATAAATTTTGAAAAACGGTTAATGTCAAGAATAGAAAATGCTTTATCTAGATATGACTTTGTTAAGAAGGATAAAATCCAATTTCTTGCAAATGAGCTAATTCATGAAAACTTAAAACACAGTAAAAATATCTTATCTTTAGAAGAAAAGAGGGAATTAAACCTTAACACAAGGTCAAAGTATCCAAGAGAGTTTATAGATTGCTTTATTGGCATCAAAGATTTTGACTTTGATCCTAAATTTTTCTGCAGAAATTTAAAAAATACCGAGCATTCTATTTTATATTGCTTAGATGAAATTAATAGATTAAAAGAATGTGGATTTGTGAATAAAGTTACTTTAGAAGGTAAAGGTTTATGGGATAATAAAGAATATAATATTGATGAAATCCCAGAAATGGAAATTATAGATTACACGGAGGAAAGAGTAATGTTTTTTATCATAGGCAAAATAGACTCAAATGACATTATTGACACTCAGCATACTTGAGTAGTATCATTACTGTAGGTCTCAAAAGCCTTATGTTCAACGGTATTATTCACCCCGTCAGCGTGATTTTTTTATGCGTAAAATTTACCTTGTTTGTTTTATTGCCATTAAGACTTACAGCGCATAAAAAGAAAATTATCAATCAATGACCGACGGTGCGAGGAATACAATACCGAAAGGGAATAACTCCGCCTGATTGAACACAGGTTTTGAGCCGTTGGTCGCCCAATCATGGGTAAATTATCAATCCATCAAAAGGAAATGTTCAATGAAAACTCAATCCCAACTCTCTACATTCAAATTTGAATCAAAATCCATCCGCACTTTATCTATTAACAATGAGCCTTGGTTTATTGCTAAGGATCTTTGTGATACGTTAAAAATTTCTAATGTAAGTGACGCATTGTTAAAGTTAGATGATGACGAAAAAGCGACTATCGGTTTAACCGACAGTCAGGCAGGAAAGGGGGCGCAAAGTATTTCTATCGTCAGCGAAAGCGGAATGTACACTTTAATCTTACGCTGCCGTGATGCAGTGAAAAAAGGATCTGTTCCGCACCGTT